GTCATGCGGCGATCCTGTTCGCAGCGACAATCGACTGCTGGAGCACGTTGAACGGGATACGGGCAAGCGATTCGTCCAGACCGCCAGCAGCCTTGCGCAGCGCCGCGATCTCATCGCCGTTGAGGCCATACTTGCCTAGCCTGTCAAAACGGTCCTCAATCGCCTGCAATGCGGCTAGAGCGCCTTTCACGGCAACCGCGTCATCGTCGGTGCGGTCTGCAATGCGAACCGGCGACTGATAGTTGATCGCGTTCGCCATCGCCATCAGAATCCGCGCCAGGCGGCTTCCGGTTTCCTCGGTCGGATTGCTGACGAGCGATTCCACAGTCAGGTGGAGATCGAGCGCGAGCGGATTGCGCGTTGCCGCGGTCATCGGGACATGCAGCTTGTGCTTGTCCGGGTTGTAGCGCTTGCGCGGCTTGCGGCTGTTTGCCATTACATTTCTTCCCAATTTGTACTTGTTATGAAGGCGATCGCCTCGTCTACGCTTTCCACTACTGCCACCTGGCCGCGCCATTCGGAGTGGAATTTCTCCTCGTCCGGCGTCAGTTTTCGTGCGCTCGGCGCCTTGTTGCCGTCCTTGATCTCGATCAGCGCGTTCTTCCCCTTGTATCCAACCGCGATGTCAGGAGCGCCGCGGCCTATCGTGTGAAGATGGAGGACGCTTGCGCCGAGCTTGCGGAGCGCCTCCACGATGGCTGGCTGATTGGCGTCAACGCGGGCGAGCTTCAACGCTGCACGCCTTCCAGACGATCCGCGACCAACTTGGCGTAGCCAACGATGTCGTGCCACGAGTCGTGGTAGTCGGGATCACCATTCAGAATTCGGCCGATCTTGTGCTGCACCATCTCCAGCGCTTCGGCCTGGTCCGGTTTGAGCTGGCTCCACTTTGGCGACGCGCGCATGGCGTCCTTCAGGCGCTGCGTGATTTCCGCATGGCCGGTGAACTTGCCGTAGCGGCTGCCGCGCTCGTCCAGCGTGGCATCGATGCTGGTATTCGGCGCATCGGTTTTCCGGTTGCGCTGCCCGTTGTCCGGCGCCGGCTTGTAATCCGGCAGCGGCGGCAAGCCGTACTGCTCGCGCAACGCCTCCCGGACTTCCTTCATGTGCTTGTCGCTCATCTCTCTTCCCTCCGCTGTTGTTCCGCTTTCCACATTTCCGCTGCTGCTTCCCGTAACTGCTTAGCTGCTTCTGCGCCGCGCTTGTCGCTTACTTTCGCTAGGTAGGCTTCGGATCGGCTGCGATTCAGCCGGCGCAGGGCGAGGACATGGCGCGTTTCACATTCAAAGCGCCAAGCCTCGTCCCTTCTCACTCGGCCCTCGCCTGCATGGCTTCCTGCGCGAACCGCACCGTGATACCTGGCAGCGAGTCATCGCCTGCCTTGGCACGCTCCAGCGCCTTCTTAATCCATGCTCGGTGATCGCTTTTCGGCTTCAGCGCATCCGATGCGCCGAGCTGCTGCAGCATCTGCGCTGCCTTCTCGCGCGAGGAAGCCGTTTTTCCGGGCGCTGGCAGGGCGATCATGGGTTCGGGAATAGCAGACCACTGACCCTTCTCCATTTCGTCTTGTAGGGCCTTTTCCCACCGCGCCTTGATCTGCGTGTAGGACTGGCTTTTCAGGTCGAATGCGCCGATCTGTACCGATGCCCAAAAGATCGCCGGATGAGACCACTGGCCGACATCCCCGCGCTCACGCGCCTGCACGCCCGCGACAGCCTCGTAATAAGCAGCAGTGGCATCGACTGCCGGCCGGCACAGCTTCTTGAACTCCGGGAGGGTCGGCGGCCAATCGCGGGTTTCCAATGCCGCCAGGCCGCGCTTGATCTCGGCAGGCGTGAAGCCAGCCAACTGCTGCGACCAAAAGCCGAACAGCTTGTCTGGATCGGAACCGCCCCACTGCTCGGAAAACTTCTTCCCGTAGGTCATGAGCATGCGGTCCATGATTTCGCTGACCCACTGTTCCGGCATCGGGGTGGCTTCAGTAGGTCCTACGACTTTCAGATGTGCGCCCATATCGTCCTCGACTTGATTTGGCTGATCAGACTGCAGCTCACTCCATACGCTGCGGCTATTTCCTTCTGCGTGCGGCTGTCCTCGCGGATGGCAAGAACATCTACCTCGGATAATTTCGCTCGACCGTGGAGCGATCCAGAGACATTCACGCCACGCCCCTTCTCCCGCATGTCCTTCATGTTGTCTTTCTGTGTTCCGAGGAACAGGTGGGAAGGATTCACGCAGGACGGGTTATCGCAGCGGTGTAGAACGAGCTGGCCGCGCTTGATCGGGCCGTTGTAGGACCTGAACGCAAAGCGATGCGCGGTTTCGTTTTTGACGCCGTTGAAGAAGAATCCATATCCGTCTTCATTCTTCGATCCCATCCAGATCCAGCACCCACCAACTTCGCGCGGCGCAAGCTTCGACAGGAACAAGCTGATTCGGTAGTCAGTTGAGGTCGATGATTTTGTTGGCATTGCTGCCTCCACGGATGCGGTTGATCAGGTCTTGTTGTTGACTTTGCTTTTGCTGCCAGGCGGACTGTGGTTGCTGCTGTTTTGGTTGTTGCTGGCGGGCCTGGGGTGAGTTCAGCCAGGACTTATTGAAGCCGGCCCATGCGTTTTCGGCACAAAGCTTCACGCCATCAGCAACAGTCATGCTGGCAGCGTCGAAAGCCTTAAAGATTTTTTCGATTGCAGACATGGTTGATGGCGTGCCTTTTTCCTTGCGCACTTGCAGCCAGTCTTCTGCGGATTGCTGATCAACGCCTGCCATCAGCAGGAAGGAAAGCGGATCAAATTTCCCCGGCTTCCCTACAGATATAGATTTAGGTTCTATTCCAGGTTTAACTTCCTGGTTTGTAGCCAGATTCTGACCCCCCCCTCCGCCAGATCCTGACGGACCCCCGGTCAGATTCTGGCCCACCCCGTCAAAATTGAGCCGGTAGTGATTTGGCATTGAGACGCCATCACGGCATTCGCCGGTTATCGTGATGTAGCCGATTTCTGCCAAGTCGCGCAGATGGTTCTTGAGGGTCGAAATACCCATCGAGCATTCATTAGCAAGCAGCCTGTGCGATGGGTTGCACTGGCCGGTATGGCTGTTCGTATGATTCGCCAGCATCAGCAGCACGAGTTTTTGCCCAGGCGACTTGCATTTCAGGTCAATTGCCCATGTCATTGCTTGGAAACTCATGCCAACACCTTCTGTTTGTTTGCTATACTTATTGCGCTATCTCGTTTCATTCGATGTCCTTTCTGTTGTGCCTATGTGTGGGAATACCGGCCGGACGCTGTTGCTGCAGCTCCGGCTTTTTCATTTCCGGCTTACCTTCAGAACGCCTTCCTGTACCAATGCCAGCACGGTGCGTTCAAAGCCGCGCTGCCAGTAAAACTTCTTCTCGTCGTAGTCCAGGTTCTTGCCCTGGTCGATTTCCGCGTGACAGGCCGAGCAGGCGCGCGCGTGGAAAATGTCGTGTGCCTTGAGTGCGCCGCCCTTGCCGTATTCCTGCCAGTTCGCGTGAGCTGCTACCGTGGTTTCCGGATTGCCGTTGCAGACGCCGGGGATCTGCAGCGTGCAGTCTTTGCCGCGGGCAGATGCGAGCAGGGACGGGCTGCGGTACATCATGGGATCGTCATCAAGCCAAAGAACAGCACCCATCCCGAGTATTCGATGTGCGCATACAGACCGATCATTCCGGACGGAATAAGCAGGCAAGCAAGAAGAAAGCGCATCTGTTCTGTTGTCATTGCGCGCGCCTCCGGCAGTCAAAGCAGACATCGCCGCCCTCGATGAACCTGGCAACGCTGCGGCGCTGCTTGCACGGCCCTTTGCACTGACGCTGCGCCATGTTGAAGACGACCATGCGCGAGGTGCGCTCGCGGTATTGGTCGGCCAGCAGGCGCGGATCGTTGGTCGGGCGTTTCATCTGCCCTCCGGCTTATCGGCGAGGCCACGCCACGGCAAACGTTGATGGCTCGAATCAAGTACGCGCACAGCAGCAAGTCGTACGCTATTGCTTTGCGCGCGCCAGCGCTTACCGTCGAAATACGCGTAGCCAGGATTGCCATTAGCCATGTCCGTTTTTGAGTCATCCCGCTCATACACTCCAGCACGCGCGGGTTTGATGCTCCCAGGAAACCACTGCGTAAGCGCGCTCATACGCCCTCGCGGCAGTAGAGCTTGAACATCACCGCGGTCATCGTGGACAGCGTGCGGTGCATGTCGTTGGCGATGCGCTCCAGGTCGGCGCGCTCGCGCTTGTCGATCTCGCCGTCAGCAGTTGCGGACTTGTAGGTGGCCGAGAGCTGGCCGAGTTCGGATTGCAGATCGCAGAACTGGTCGAACAGGTCTTCGCGGCCGGTCAGCTCGACTTCCGGCAGCTTCACGAAAGAGCCGCCGCTTTCAATCGCTACTTCTTCCGCAAAGCGCGTCGTGCTGGAGAGAACCTGCATCGCCAGGCAGTCGGACACAGACACAGCCTGCCCCTTCTTCTCGTAGATGCGATTGGTCAGGCTGGATGCGCTCATTCCCAGGCCGGCAGCCATGCACTCGATACCGCCGTTCATCGCCTTGATCATGTCGAGCTGCGCTTTGCGAATACCCACTTTGTTCTCCGTTTCTTGGTGGTATTTAGTTGACGTTTAGTCCACTAAACTTGTCTCATCGGTATGACGTTGTGCAGCTTTGTGAACACGGTTTGCCGCTGTTTATTGACACGAAAGCAATTGACCTAGATCAAAAACAAGAAAAGGTCAGGAAATCCGGTTAGAATTTTGTACAGAAATCTGTGATTTCTTGGGATAAGTAGGTGCGAGATCGAGGGTGGCTTTGCGAATTGCTGGGAATTTCAGGCAAAAGTATTTCACCCAATGTTTAGGGATGTGGTTTTGCTGCCCCCAGTTGTAGACTGCGGAACTTGTCAGCCCCGTCATTCTCACAACAGAAGGCACGCCGCCCGCCGCCTCGATCAATTCTCTTGCATTCATATCTAAACAGTTTAGCCAGATGAACACAATTCCGCAACACAACAGTACAAAATTTTGCACGCAAACGTTGCTACCGTTCGTCCACCAAAAAAACAACATGAATGACGAATCAATGGCATTAGCTGACAGAATCCGAGTCGTCTTGTCCGAGATGGACGGTGATGACTACGGGAAAAAGGCGCGCTTGGCAGATATTGCGAAGTGCGGCCGCTCTGTTGTTATTCACTGGCTCACAGGCCAGGAGAAGATCAACGGGAAGCACGCCCTAAACATTGCGAACGGATTGGGATACCGTGTCGAATGGCTGATGGAAGGGAAAGGCCCGAAACGTAAGGGAGAACCAGAGGGGGATGTTTCAGAAGCTGGGGAGCCGCTTTACATGATTCATGTGACGAAACACGAGCTGGACATTCTGACTGCGTACCGAGCAGCCGATGCAATGGATAAGGCCGTGTTCGATCACTTGACACGCAGCATGAAGAAAAAGTCTTCCGAAGACCAAAAATAAAGCCGAGAGACGTTCAACCGTTTCTCGGCTTCTAAATTCTGTTCAAATGTAGCCCTTAGGCGCTCATCGGCTGCATAACTGGTAGGACAAGAACCCTATTCCGCATCGCTTCATTCGAAGCGCGCTCATACACTTTCCCATTTGGGAACATCTCCGCCATCATCTGCCCGATCTCAATGTATTTTCGGGCAGCCTCATCAGACATCGAGAAAAACGCCTCCTCAACAGAGGCGAAACCGCAATTTTCCTGCATCAATACCCCTTTCGTTGTACTCAGCCGGGGAATGCCCCCATTTCTTGTAGGGAAAATCCTACTCCCATTTTCGCTTTTTCGGAATAACAAATAGCCAACCTTGCTTTACCGTAAGGAAACAATGCAAGGTTTCTGTAACGAAACTTGCGTCCGCAGAATACAAAATTCTGTACAGAATTCAAATTCTGCTGTATTGTTTATCTACGGTTTGAAGAGTTGTGACTCTATCACCATTTGCATCTGAATATGCTGTATGTATGTACAGTGTTTACAGTAGCCCAACTTTCCGACCGGCACAAGTGTTTTCAACGGGCAGCAACCCGCACACATAGGAGGAAGTCATGCAGGACGCAGAAAAGGTCGCAGCGCTTCTTGAGCGCGTCATATCGAATCAGGTCAATCTCATCGACGGCAGCGATGCGCTCGCCATGCTGGCAGCAGTGGACACGCTGCGCGGCAACGGCTTGAAGGCCATGGAGCGCCGCAGCCTGCTGGAAGCGGAAGCCAAGCGCGAGAAGTGGCAGCGCGTCGATGTGACGATGCGCGGCCTGGCGTTCTGGCAGCTCTATGCATTCATCGAGGGCGCCAAGCAGCTCGACTGCGCGGCTGACGGCGACACCGTTCTTCGCGTCTTCTACTCCACCGACTACAGCGACGACAGGCCGCAGCTCGTGCTGCAGGAAGTCGTCTGCCCCTCCCCGCTGGTCCTGTGCGGCGAACACTGCGAACACACGATTGGTGCCTACCAGCCGATCCTAGCGGATATGTGCGAACACCTGAAGGGCGCTATCCGCGAAATGGCGGAATACGCGGTTTCGGACATCGACACGAAAATTCAGGATGTCGGCCTGCCCACCTGGACGCTGGAGGCTGCATGAGCGCCGTTACGCAGTGGTTTAGGGATGTGCAGCCATCTCACATTGGCGTCTATCAAACCGAGCAACTTGGCGAGATCTATTTCGCATTTTGGCGAGGCCGTGATTGGAGTTGGTTCACAACATCCCCACAGCGTGTCATGGAAAAGTATTCGCGGGACCTAAGCCGTTCGCACGCGAGGCTTACTTGGCGCGGTCTGGCTGAGAAACCGGAGGCCGAATGAGCGCCGCCGCCATCCGCCGCAACGCCATCGAGCGCGTTCTGCTGCCCTCCGGGGCATGGATCGACCGCCACCCTTCCGCCGCGCTGGCAATCGTCGGCGCCATGCTGCTGATCTCGGGAGCATTCTGATGAAAACGCGCATCCGCCTGTTCTGGCTGTACTACACGCGCGGCTATTGCATGTGCGCTGCCTGGCGCGAAGCTGAACGCAAGCAGCGACACGAGCGCCGGAGGCAGCATGGACTGCTCTGACGGCGCGGAATGGCGGCAGCAGCAGGAACTTGAGGAATACATGCAGTGGTTCTACCAACAAAGACACGAGGAGAAGCAACATGGAAATCAACAAGATCGCGCCGGCCTTCATCAAAGCGAAGCGCGAGTTTTCCCCCGCGCTGAAGGACAAGACGAACCCGGCCTTCCGTTCTAAGTACGCGGATCTCGGCGCCTGCCTGGAAGCCGTGGACGATGCGCTGCTGGACAACGGTATCGCGGTATATCAGGAGACGTTCGAGGACGAGTCCGGAGTGACCGTCGAAACCGTGTTCCTGCACGAGTCCGGTCAGACCATCCGCAGCGGGAAACTGCATGTGCCGGCTGCAAAGCAAGACCCGCAGGGATACGGCAGCGCCCTCACCTATGCGCGCCGCTATTCGCTCATGGCGGCATGCGGCATCGCGCCAGAAGACGATGACGGCAACGCAGCAAGTCGGCAGCCGTCGAAACTTACGCAAAGCGGTCCGCAACATTCTGACACGCCAGAACCGGATGCATCAGTCCTTGCGCAGTTCAACGCTGCGAAAGACATCCCTTCCCTCACCAAGATCATGAACGGACTGCCGCAAGCGGAAAAGGCTATGTATTCCGGCCACTTCAACGCTCGCATGTCCGAACTCAAGAAAGCGGCTTAATCATGACCGATATCACCGTTACTTGCGCCGCGTGCGGGAAGGAGTTCGTCCGGACGCGGAAGCAAGTCAACGTGGTTCTCAAGCGGTCCGGAGAGTGGAAGTGTCAGCAGTGCTCTTTAAAGGTAAGCAATGGAGCCAGGTCGAGAAAGATTGGCGACACGCGCATGTCAGCGCGGGGCTACGTGGTTGAGAAGACAGAGAGCGGTTGGATTTTTCAGCATCGGCTTGTGATGGAGCGGCATATCGGCAGGGAGCTTGCCGAGGATGAGCTTGTTCACCACAAGAATGAAGTCAAGACGGACAACCGGATTGAGAACCTTGAATTGACGACTTGGGCAGAGCATACGAAAGAGCATCACACAGGCGCAAAGCGAACTGGCGTCGCACTTGAAAACCTGCGGGAAGCATACCGCAACGCTCGCAGGAAATGATTTACCAACGGAGAAACTATGGCTTCTGTAAACAAATGCATCATCGTGGGGAATTTGGGCCGCGATCCGGAAACTCGCTACACCCAAGGCGGCGATGCCATCACTTCCATCGCGGTGGCTACCACCGACACATGGAAGGACAAGCAAACCGGCGAGAAGAAGGAACAGACCGAGTGGCACCGCATCAGCTTTTTCGGGAAGCTGGCCGAGATCGCCGGCCAGTACCTGAAGAAAGGCAGCCAAGTCTACGTCGAAGGCTCGCTGCGCACCCGCAAGTACACGGACAAGGATGGCGTCGAGAAGTACGCCACCGAGATCCGCGGTGACAGCATGCAGATGCTCGGCAGCCGTACTGAAGGCGGCAGCCAGCCGGCGCAGCGTCAGCAGCAACGCCAGGCGCCGCAGGGCGACTTTGCTGGCGAAGACATCCCATTCTGACCTGATACGGAGGCGGGCTTTGGCCCGCGACACCATGACATCAATCACCCTGTACGAAATCGCCAAAGAGTTCCGGCAGATCACCGATGTTCTGATGGACGCCGGATGCGACGAGCAGACACTGCTAGACACCCTGGAAGGCGAGCGCTGGCCGCTTGAAATTAAGGCGCAAAACTATGCGTTCGTCATCCGCAACCTGGAAGCCAGCGCCGAAGCGATCAAGGCCGCAGAGAAGCAGATGGCCGAACGCCGCAAAGCCATCGAGAACCGCGCCCGCTACATGGCTGAGCGCCTTAAGACTGGAATGGAGATTGCCGGCGTAAGCAAGCTGGAATGCCCGCACTTCGCCATCAGCATCCAGAAGAACCCGCCATCCGTCGATGTGTTCGAGCCGGCGCTTGTGCCTGCTGAGTTCATGACGCAGCCCGAGCTGCCGCCAGCCGTGCCGAACAAGGCCGCGATCAAGGATGCGATCAAGGCAGGCCGCGAGGTTCCCGGCGCGATGCTGGCTCAGGGTACCAGGCTGGCAATCAAATGACCGAGAAGCGCCTGTTCGTGCTGGCCCACCCGGAAGCCCGCCGACGCGCAGCGCAGTGCATCGCTGAAGCGCCGGCAGGGTGGAAGGTCGAGGTCAAGCCGCCGTCCCGCTCGCTCGATCAGAACGCGCTGCTGTGGCCGCTGCTGACCGAGATCGCGCACCAGGTGGACTGGTACGGGCAGAAGCTGACAGAGGACGAATGGAAGGACGTGTTCACCGCGGCGCTGAAGAAGCAGAAGGTCGTGCCGGGGCTGGATGGTGGCTTCGTGGTCTGCGGCCAGCGAACAAGCAAGATGCCAAAGGCGGTCTTTTCGGAGCTGATCGAGCTGATCTATGCCTTCGGCGCACAACATAACGTGAAATTTAAAGAGACAGCATGAGTTCAATGATTGAAGACGCAGGGATGGCGCTTACCAATGTTTGCCATGGTGCGGCAGTTTCAGGCGGCTGGTGGCACGACATCCACACTGGTGAACCGCTGGAGCGCAACGTGGGCGAGTTGCTGATGCTGATTGTCTCCGAAGTGGCAGAAGCGATGGAAGGCCACCGCAAGAACCTGATGGACGACAAACTGCCGCATCGGAAAATGCTGGAAGTGGAACTCGCAGACGCTGTTATCCGCATCTTTGACTTGGCTGGAAGTCAAGGCTTCGACTTGGGCGGCGCGATTTCTGAGAAGCTGGCCTATAACGCCGCTAGGGCAGATCACAAGCCAGAAAACCGCCGCGAGGCGAACGGGAAGAAATTCTGATGGGCGTCCGATTGGTATGGGCTACGCCGGACGCCGAGCAGCTTATCTCTGACATGGCGCGTGTGAGCAATCCGGCGAACCAAGGTCAGCCACCAGGCAAGCTGCTGGCGTACTGCGTGCGGAATCAGCACTGGTCGATATTCGAGATGGCGAGTGTCTGCCTCGAGATCGAATGCCCGCGCGACATCGCGCGGCAGATCCTGCGGCATCGTAGCCTGTCGTTTCAGGAGTTCTCGCAGCGGTATCAGTCCGTCGATGTGCTGCCCTCCCCTGCCCTGCGCGAGCTGCGGCTGCAGGATACGAAAAATCGTCAGAACTCCATATCTGTAGAGGATGTGGAACTGTCGATTTGGTGGCAGAACGCGCAGGCCGATGTGCTGGAGCAATCGCGCGAACTCTACAAGCGAGCGCTGGCGAAGGGCATCGCCAAGGAGCAGGCCCGCGCATTGTTGCCGGAAGGTCTGACGACCTCGCGCATGTACGCTTCCGGGACCGTCCGGAGCTGGATGCACTATTGCAAATTGCGCACCGAAGCAGGAACGCAGCGCGAGCATCGGGATATTGCGCAGGCAATCAGCGACCACATGGCGGAACTGCTGCCGCTGTCCTGGGCGGAGTTGCAGCATGGAGCCTGACCGCCCTACCCTGCCGCGCAATGGCTGCTATGACCGTGCGCCGCTACAAAATGAGGTTTGGGTCCGTACTGGATGGTTCGGATTTCACAGCTTCAATGACGGGACGGTGCTAAAGCAGCCGAAGTTTACCAAGATTGCCAACCCGATGACGAAGGATTGCCAGT